TATGTACGCACTCACACTGAGACAGATGAGATAGATACCAAGCAACACGGCAACGCAGTGACTGCTAACTTTATTCACAGCCTGGACGCATGCATTGTACACCAAGTAGCTAATGAGGTTGACTTTGATCTAGCTACTATACATGACTGCTTTGTGACTCACGCTTGTAATGTACGAAGAATGAATACAATAGTACGAGAAACATATGCAAAGACATTTTCTGTTGATCTCCTGACTGAGTTCCGAATGGAGCAAATCAACAACAACCCGACCGCAGAACTTCCATCCGTGCCGGAACTTGGAGACTTAGATGTCTCGGCAGTAAAGCGTATGAAGTATCTGTTGTCTTAACCAATAATAAAATAGATATGGCACTGAAAAGTAGAACAAAACATCAAATAATAAAAGCAAAGGGTACGGCTAGGTATCCACATGTCACAGAACCTTACAAGAAATTTGAGCCAGAGTTTGGCGTGTATACTTGTGATGTTATTGTGGATAAAGAGCAAGCTGATGCTATCAAAGCTACACTTAGACCTCTGTATGAACAGGAGTTGCAGGAAGCACAGCAAGAAAAGCCCGGTAAGAAGTTAACGCAGCGTGAGTTTCCCATTGAAGAAGTTGATGGTGGGTTCCTTGTTAAAACGAAGATGGAAGGTGGAGGTAGGCTTAAAAGTACAGGTGAAACATATCACCGATCCATGCCTCTATATGATTCCAAAGCTCAACCAATAAAAGATGATGTACAAGTGTGGAGTGGTAGTGAAGTAGTAGTAGCGTTTCGTCCTAGCTTTTACAACAGTCCGGCTATTGGGTTTGGGGTGACCTTTAAGTTAGAAGCTGTACAAGTATTGAAGCTTGGTGAGGGAGGTGTGTCAGCTAAAGCTGCTAGTTCTTTCGGATTCACAGAACAAGAAGAAGGATTTGTTAATGGCGGTGAGAACTTAGAGGGTGGATTTGATGCGGAAGAAACGGAAGAAGAGGTCATCGCCAACTTCTAAGTACCGCTCTGGATTTGAACAAACCTTAGCTAACCAGCTACAGCGTAGTGGTGTTGCTTTTGAGTACGAAACAATCAAGTTAGAGTATCAGAAGATAGCTACTTACACTCCCGACTTCATACTACCCAACGGCATCATCATTGAAGCCAAAGGTGTATGGACGGTGGAGGATCGGACGAAGCATTTACTAGTACGAGAACAACATCCACATCTAGACATCCGTCTCGTATTCATGAATGCTTACAACAAGATACGGAAAGGAAGCAACACTACCTACGCTCGTTGGTGCGAAAAGAAAAACATAATATATGCAAATAAAACTATACCAAAATCATGGCTTTCACCAACACACACCAACCCTGCCCTAAGTGCGGATCAAGTGATGCAAGAGCCACTAACGACGACGGAAGCTGGCATTGTTTCAGTTGCAACCGTCACGCTGGAGGAGGAGAACGAGTGACAGAACCAACACCGAGAGAGTTTGTAAGCGGTCAGCCTCAAGCAATAGCACGAAGAAACCTAACTGAAGATACCTGCCGGAAGTGGGGCTATTGGATGGGTGTGGTGGATGGTCAGCCCGTACAAATAGCTAACTATAAAACAAGAGACGGTAAGACATGTGCTCAGAAGCTTAGGTTTGCTGACAAAAGTTTCAGAGTTAGAGGTGAGCTGATTGGATTGTACGGTCAGCACCTTTGGCGAGACGGAGGCAGACGAGTGGTTGTATGTGAGGGAGAGGTGGATGCGTTGAGTATCAGCCAAGCTTTCGATAACAAGTGGCCAGTCGTCAGTGTACCTAACGGAGCAGGAGCAGCTAAGAAGTTTATAGCACAAGCTATCGATTGGTTAGACAGATACGATCAAGTTGTCTTCTGTTTTGATATGGATGATGTCGGACGGAAGGGAGCAGCAGAATGTGCAGCACTCTTAACACCCGGCAAAGCACACATCGCAGAGCTACCACTAAAGGATGCGAACGACATGCTCGTTGCTAACAGAAGTAAAGAGTTAGTGCAGTGCTTGTTCGACGCTCGTGAGTACAGACCGGACGGCATTGTAAACGGTAAGGAGTTGTGGGATGTTATCTCTCATAAGGAGGAACACAAAAGCAAACCGTATCCGTTTATCGGGCTGAACAGTATCACTCACGGTATGAGGTTGGGTGAACTTGTTACTGTTACTGCTGGTAGCGGTATCGGGAAGAGTCTGTTTTGTCGTGAGATAGCACACCATCTGTTAGGACTAGGTGAGACTGTTGGTTACATAGCTCTTGAAGAATCTGTACGACGCACAGCACTAGGTATCCTTGGTATCCACATGAACAAACCACTACACCTAGATGATGATATGTTAGATGAGAAGGAACTGAGACCTGCGTTCGATAGGACTGTGGGTAACGGTAAGTTCTACACCTACGATCACTTCGGTAGTATGGAGTCTGACAATCTGTTATCTAAGATTAGGTATCTGATCAAAGGATTCGATTGTAAATGGATATTCTTAGATCACCTATCGATTGTGGTTAGTGGGATACAGGGAGACGATGAACGTAGACTGATAGATAATACAATGACCAAGCTACGATCTCTTGTTGAGGAGACAGGGTGTGGTATGGTATTAGTCAGTCACTTGAAGCGTGTGGACACTGGACATGAAGAGGGTGGACGAGTAAGTCTGCATCACCTCCGAGGGTCACAAGCAATCGCACAGCTATCGGACATGGTCATCGGACTTGAACGCAACCAACAAAGCGACAGACTATCCAACGAAACAAAAGTAAGAGTACTGAAGAATCGATTCAGCGGTGAGACCGGACACTGTAGTACATTGTATTACAACATAGACACAGGTAGGTGCACCGAGGAAGAGAGAGCTAGTACCTTTGAAGAAACAAATAATGAACCATTCTAAATAATATGAGCTGGCAAATTAAAAAAAAGAGATACAGACCACACAAACCATTAATAGACCAAAACGAATTATGGTTCATGTTTGAGGTGGGTAAATTTCTAAGGGATATAGCTGAAGAATTAAACAATGTTCCTTATGAATATCTGCAGGAAAGACAAGCTTACCAATTAGCTTCAGACACGGGAGTAATCTATGATTTTGGTGATACACTAGATGAGATAGCTCGCAGGTATATGTACAAAGAAAGGAAGATAGAGATAAAGAAGTGGAAGAAATGGAAGAAGCTAGAAAGAAAGCGAGAAGAAGAAGCGTGGCTATCAAGTGATGATGAAGAAGAACAAAAAGAAACTAACAACCAACCATTCTAAAAACTATGAGAACACTATTCTTTGATATAGAAACAAATGCTCTTGAAGACTTCACTAATCTGACGGACTTGGAAACTGTACACTGCTTGTCTGTGTACGATCCAATGACTCCGAAGATGGTGACCTTTGCAGGAGATAGTATACACCGTGGACTGACAGCACTAGCAGAAGCAGACCGCATCGTCGGACACAATGTTATTAAGTTTGATATACCTGCACTGAAGAAGATGTACGGATTCTCTCCACCTCTTGTTAAAGTAGTTGATACCTTAGTATTATCTAGGTGTATCTTCAGTGACTTGAGGAACGAGGACTTCGGACGGAATAACTTCGATCCTAAACTTGTAGGTAGTCACTCACTGAAAGCTTGGGGACACCGGATGGGTAAGCAGACGAAGCTGACATACGGAGAAGAGGACGGTGCATTCGATCACTACAACGATGAGATGAAGAAGTACTGTGAGAGAGACTGTATAGTTACACAGCTGCTGTACGATTATCTACTCAGTCAAGAGCCAAGCAATCAGATGATAGCTATCGAACACTGGTTCGCATTTATCATAAGTCAACAGGAGAAACACGGCTTTGCATTTAATTTAGACAAAGCAGACAAGTTAACCGCTAAGTTAACATCGATACGAGCAGAGTTGAAAGACGAACTGCAACAGATGGTAGCACCCAAGGTGGAAGAGATGAAGAGTCCAGCTGGTTGGGTGTTACAGATAGATAGAGCAGATGGAGTAGAGATCATCAAAGCTGAGACTAAGGTAAAGTTAAAAGCACAACTGAAAGTTAGAGGTTTAAAACAGACACTATTAAAGGAAGCAGTAAAGAGTGGTAACAAGAAGAAGACCACACTGTTTAATCCAGGTAGTAGACAACAGATAGCAGCTGCACTAGCTGACCTTGGATACGAGTTACCAGTAGAACAAGATGCTACCACACCTAAAGTAGATGAGGGAGTACTGAAGAAGATCGATCATCCGATAGCACAGAAGCTGTTAGATTATCTTCTTGTACAAAAGAGACTAGGTCAGTTAGCAGAGGGAGAACAAGCGTGGTTGAAGTTAGCTAAGAAGGGAAGAATACACGGAGCGGTGAATACAAATGGAGCGGTGACCGGGCGGTGTACACACAGCAATCCAAATGTAGCACAGGTTCCTGCTTGTCGTGTACCTTACGGTGAAGAGTGTCGGGATTTATTCGGTGCGGGTGTTGGTAAGAAGTTGGTCGGATGTGATGCTAGTGGTCTTGAGCTACGGATGTTAGCACATTACTTAGCATTCTACGACAGAGGAGAGTACGGAAAGATCGTAACAGAAGGAGACATACACACATTCAACATGGAACGAGCAGGTCTTAATAACAGAGACCAAGCTAAGACTATGATCTATGCTTTGTTGTATGGAGCTGGTCCCGCTAAGATGGGAGAGATCATTGGAGGTGGTGCTAAAGAAGGAGTACAACTGAAGCGTAAGTTCTTATCCAACCTACCAGCTTTAAGAAAGCTACAAGATGCCATTCAAAAGAAAGTAGAGAACGGTGGTGTACTGATGGGACTGGACGGTAGATTGTTACGCATACGCAGTAGTCACGCAGCACTAAACATGTTACTTCAATCAGCCGGAGCTGTGTGTATGAAGGTAGCTTTGATACAGTTATACCATGCACTCGGTAAGAGCAGATGGCAGCACGGTAGAGAGTACGCATTTGTTGCTAACATCCACGATGAGTTCCAAGCAGAAGTAATACCACAACACGCAGAAGACTTCGGTAAGTTAGCAGTGAAAGCTATTCGTGTAGCTGGTA